CAGATCTGATCGATGCCTGGTGGATTTCTCCTTCACGGTGGCCCACGGCATCAATCAGATCTGGCTGAGCGCCCACATCACAGTGTAAGGAGGGATGAGCATGACGATCACAGGATTTCCCACCAGCAGCGACATCTATCTGGAGGTGGACGGCACCAAGGTGGCGGTGGTGCAGAGCTACAGCGCCAAGGCCACCAAGTCCAGCACCTCGGTGGAGGCCTTTGGCGAGAAGGAGCCGGTGGCCACAGTGGCCGGTCCGGTAAAGCACACGCTGGAGCTGTCCCGGCTGTATGCCACCGATGAGGCGATTCAGGACGGTATCGATTTTTACTCCCTGGAGGGCTTTTCGCTGGTCATCTGCAAGCCGGACCGGCGGATCATTTACTCGGACTGTCAGTGGAGCAACATCAGTGAAGAGGCCGGTCTGGGCGATATGGTACTGGAGAAGGTCACGGTGGTGGCCTCCAAGCGCATTGAGACGGAGGTGTAAGCATGCACCGAAGTCTTTTGGCCGGCCCCTGCGAACTGGAGTTGGAGGACGGCCGGCGGCTGCGGCTGCTCAGCGCCATCGAGGTACTGGAGGCGCGGCGTGAAGCCCAGTGGCTGGCCCGGGACCAGCGGGAGCAGGCGCTGTGTTCCAACGCCTGTCTGCTGGCCCGGGCGTTGAGCCGGGATGGTCAGCCTGTGTTCAAGGACGGCAGTCATGTTCTGGAACAGTTGACGGCGGAGGAGATCGGCACACTGGCCAAACGATGGGCACAGTTCAATGCTCAGGCCAATCCCGGTCCCAATAGCGAGAGCAAACAGGTGGAAGAACTAAAAAACGTCTGGAGCACGCCCGGGAAGAGCGGCTGTACTGGCGCGTGCTGCGATCCTTTTCAGCCCTGCCCACGGAAGATCGCGTCCGAGCGATGAAGGAGCGGGATTTTTTGTGGTGCGCATTGAATTTGATGCTGGACGATGAGGAAGAACTGGAACGACTGTGTCCCACCTGTCGGGAGCGGGCAATGGAGGAGCGGTGCGCGGTATGCGCAGTTCCGCTGGCTCTGACAGAGGGCGGGATCAACGGCAGCTTTGATCCTGCCCGCTTTCAGGCACTGAAGCGGGGTGAGAACAAGTGACTGACTATTTGGAAGAACTGCTGGACGAGCAGGAGCAGGAAGACGTGCAGCAAACGGCGGAGTGGAAAAAGGCGAGGATCTCCACTCAGGGACTCTCATCGCCAGCGGATAGCGGCGGTTTGGCCGGCTCCACGCAAAGCGCACTGTCAACATTCATAACGGAGAAAGCGGGTATTAACTCACAAACCGAGCAGACGGACAGCTGCGGCCGGACGCGCGGAAACAATGTGACAACTTACACTGCACCCGAAGCGGCAGGCATGCCCTTATCAGCGCAGGCAGGAGGTTCTCATTCTGCCGTTTGGTCACTGGAATTGGAGTTGAAGCGGCTGCACCGGGCGGTTCGCCCGTGGGTGGGACAACGAGCCGTACGCATGGAGCAAGGAACATCTGCCGGTGTGTCCGGCAATCCCTTTCCCCTTGCTCCGGCACCGGGGTCGGGTCGGGCAGCGGGTTATGTGGCACTGGTGGATACGGCCTTTGCCCGGGATGCCCGGCGGTACGACGGACCGCTGCGGCTGTTATAACCAGAAGGAGGATGAGCGGCTTTGAATTTGAGCCCGATGCGATATAAAGACTATATCTGGCCCCACAATCCAAGAGTATATACCATCGACTATGAGCGAGTGATGGCCGAAAACAAGGTGCCCTACGGCTTGTACTGTTTGCAGGATCTGGGGCGCAGACACAGGGTAATGCGGGGTGAGGGCGAGTTCGCCGGTCCGGATGCGTACGCGCAGTTTGGAGCCCTTGCCAACGTGTTTTATTCCCAGGGACCCGGAGCGCTCATCCATCCCCTGTGGCAGACGGCCAACGCCTATTTTGTGGAGTTGTCTTTGAAGCAGGAGCCCAGACCGGACTATGTAAGCTATTCCTTTGTATTCTGGGAGGATCTGGAGTACTACGACACCAGACTGAGCAGGGATGAGGTACAAGGGGCTGAGGATGTACAGGAATCCTGCAATGCCAGTCGGCTGGTCCACACCGTGGTCAAGGGCGATACCCTGTGGGGCATTGGAAAAAAGTATGGTGTGACGGTGGAACAGATCCTGCGGCTCAACCCCCAGATCAAAAACCCAAATCTGATCCGGGTGGGTCAGGAGGTGCGTGTGCGGTGACAGGCTATTTGATCACGGGTACAGGTGAGCGGTACAAACTGCCTGCGCTGTTGGAGTGGGAGCTGGAGTACGGGTGCGGAACTCCCTGTGACAGCTTTCATGTGGTGTGTGTTTGGACCTGTGGAGATGACCGGATTTTGGCGGGTGCGGTGCGCTTCACGGCGTGGCAGGACGAAGAGCCTGTATTCACCGGGGTAGTGGATGAGTGCGAGGTGTCCTGGTCGGCACAGGGGTGCCGACTGGATGTGACCGGCCGGGGAATGGCGGCCCTGCTGCTGGACAACGAGGCACTGGGAACAGACTACGACGTGGCAACCATTCAGGACATTCTGCAGGATCATGTGCTGCCCTACGGCATTCAGGTGGCACAGCAGGATCCGTTGCCCGCGGTGGAGCGTTTTTCTGTTGATTACGGCAGCAGCGAGTGGTCGGTGTTGTACCAGTTTGCCCGGTATCACGGCGGGATAACGCCCCGCTTTGACCGGCAGGGGCGGCTGCTCCTGAATCACTGGCTGGACAGCAAACCAAAGGTGATCGGCGACCGCAGTCCGGTGACCGGACTGACAGCCCGGGACAAGCGCTACGGCGTGTTGTCCGAGATCTGGGTACGGGAGGCCGGCAAATTGCCAGCGGAACATAAGGTAACCAACGACGCGTTCACAACCACAGGCGGCCAGTGCCGGCGCACGTTCACCATGCCCAGCAAAAGCAACTATCAGGCCATGCGCTATCAGGGGCAGTATCAGCTGGAGCAGTCGGCGAAGGAACTGCTGCGCCTGGAGGCGGAGATCGCCCTGCCCTTTTGCGCATGGCCGGGAGAACTGGTGCGGCTGGAGCGGTCCGGCTGGGGGCGGAATGGACTGTGGCGGGTGCTGCAGTCCACAGTGAGCATGGACACCCGTGGGTGCCGCACGCGGCTGGTGCTGGCACCCCCGGACACGGTTGTGTGAGGTGAAAACAATGTGGACATCCAGTCAGATGAAAGAGTCCGGAGGAGCGCAGCGGCATGATGCGGCCCTGGGCGTGGTGACGGCTGGCGGAACGGAAAACGGCGTTTATTTGGGCACGGAACGCCGCTGGCTGCCGGTTATGGCTCCGGGAGGATACCGGTGGCGACCCCGGGCAGGAGAGCAGGTGCTGGTGCTGAAGGCGGGGAGCGATGGTGAATTTCCTTGTGTTCTGGCCCGGCAGGTGCAGGAGGATGATACCCTGCTGCCGGACGAGGTGGAGCTGGTAGGCCCGGGCTGCAGCATGAAGCTGACCGAAAAGGGAGAAGTGGCCCTTCGCGGAACAGTGAGCATCAACGGAACTGCCCTGGAAGATATAGTACGGTCCATGGTAGCCGCCGCCTTGGCCGGGCAGGGAGGATAACATGATAGAATCGCAAATGACAAATGGGGATTTCGTCCCCAATGGAATGGGGGACTTTTGCCGTCTGGAGGGGAGTCGGGCGCTGGTGCAGCGGGTACTGTTTAAACTGACTGCCCGGCGGGGTGCGCTGCCTTTTCTGCCCAAGCTGGGCAGCCACCTTTATACCCTGGGAAGGGAAAAGAAAAGCGCGCGTCAGGCTCTGTGCGCCCAATATGTACGGCAGGCTCTGGAGGATGAAGATGTGACGGTGACCGATGTGGTCTATGACGAGCAGGGAGAGGCGGCTCAGGTAACGGTCCGTCTGGAATGGCAGGGGGAGCCGCTGGAAGTGACCGCGCAGTTAGGAGGAATTGCCGATGAAAACCGTTGAAGAAGTTTATTCCGATATGCTGACGGACTTTACCGCCCGCACAGGAATGGAGATCACACTGGGCGGTGATCTGTCTGCCCGGCTCTACGCCGCGGCGGCGCAGATCTACGCGCTGTATGTGCAGGCCGACTGGGTCAACCGCCAGTGCTTTCCCCAGACCGCCCAGGGCGAGTATCTGGACTATCACGCACAGCTGCGGGCGCTGGAGCGCAAAGCGGCTTCCTGCGCCCAGGGCGTGGTGCGCTTCTTCGGTGACGCGGCCAGCACCGTAGAGCGGGACATTCCCGCCGGAACGGTGTGCATGACGCCGGGGCTGGTGCGCTTTGCCACCACCCGGGATGCCGTTCTGGCGGCAGGCGCGTCTCATGTGGACGTCCCGGTTCAGGCGGTGGAGCCGGGCGTATCGGGCAATGTGATCGCGGGCAGCGTGCGCGCGCTGTCCGCCGCGCCGGTGGGCATTACAGGCTGTACCAACCCTCAGGCTATGTCCGACGGCGGAGATGCGGAGGATGACGAGCAGCTGCGCGCACGCATTCTGGACAGCTTTTTGCGTCTGCCCAATGGGGCAAACAGCGCATTTTACGAACAGGGCGCCCTGTCCTTTGACGAGGTGGTGGCCGCAACGGCGCTGCCCCGCAATCGCGGGGTCGGCACAGTGGATGTGGTGGTGGCCACAGCGCAAGGGGTGCCCGAGCAGGAACTGCTGGATCGACTGAACGAGCATTTCCGGGAACGCCGTGAGATCGCGGTGGATGTGGCAGCACTGGCTCCGGAGACGGTAAATGTGGATGTTACCGTCCGGATCGAGAGTGCAGATATGGAGCGGGCCGCGGGCCGGGTGGAGCAGGTGCTGCGGGAGTGGTTTTCCGGTCAGCGGCTTGGACAGAACGTGCTGCGGGCCAAGCTGGGCAGTCTTGTGTTCGGCGTGGAAGGTGTTGAAAACTACGTTCTGCAGGCTCCCGCAGCCGACCTTCCAGTCGGAAGGGCACAGTTACCTGTGCTTGGCACTGTAACCGTGGAGGCGATGACATGAGCAGCGCCGCTTACATGAGGGAACTGTTGCGGCCCTTAGGCGTATATAAATTGGAGAACTCCTTTCTGGGGGCGGAGCTGGACAGCGTGGGGCAGGCGCTGGATCAGGTTCAGGCAGAACTGGAGCGGGTCCAGCAGGAGATGTGTCTGGTCACTGCCCGGGAAGCAGGCGTGGAAAATATGGCCGGACTGTTCGCGCACCGTCCGGTCACAAGCGACATGCAGCAACTGGCCGACTCTCTGGCCGCACTGAACAGAATTGGTGGTGACAGCTTTACGCTAACTGCCATCAACAACACCATCGGCGGCTGCGGGGTGAACGCCGCGGTGGTGGAGACGGGAGAGCCGGGCACAGTGACAGTGCGCTTTCCCGATGTAGCCGGCATCCCGGAAGGATTTGAGGCCCTGCGCAGCATCATAGAGGATATCCTGCCGGCCCACCTGCTCATCCAGTATCTGTTCTGGTATGTGACATGGGAGGAACTGGAAGATAGGAAGCTGACCTGGCAGATGATCCAGGAGCAGGATATGACCTGGGAAGAATTTGAGACGCTGATGAAGTAACGGACAAAAAAGAGTGGCTGTGCGGGTCGACCGTACAGCCACTCTTTTTATACCTGACCATGCTGACGCATTTGCTGGTGCAGCTTGGGCAGCAGTGTTTCCAGTGAAGACTCCTCCTGACAGTCCAGCAATTCGCCGATGAGTTGATTGGAGATAAGAAAACCTTTGGGTGTCAGCCGCCAGCGGCTGCCCGCCCGCTGGGCCCAGCCGTGCTGTTCGTAAGCCAGCAGTTTCACCTCGATGGGATCGAAATTCATAAAATAGCCGCGCCGGTACTCCCACTCCTCGATGCCCTGAGTCGTACGCAGACGGAGCATAAGGTATTCGCCTCCCCGCTCCCGGTTGGGGATGAGGTCAGAGGAGTCGATGATGCTCTTTCCGGTCAGCACACCGTCAATGTATCCGTCCAGATCCCGCACAAACGAGTAGCGCCGCCCGCCGAAGTCGGAGTGGGCCCCCGGGCCGAAGCCGATGTACGGA